GTTTCATTGTTCCCGGCGCGATTGCCAAACACATGCTTCCTCGAGCCCTTCTCTATTCCCTCGATGTCAACGTTCGTGCCCGGCGGCGTCGGAATAAAGCGAAACCAATCCTGCCGGTGAAGGTAGTTCATTATCGCCCAGTGAGCTTGATCGAGATTCCACTCGGCGAGTTCATTGTCGTTTGAAATGATGACAACAGAAAAACCAATTCGAAGCATGTGAATAAATTTTGGAGCACCAGCGTTTGAGTCGCCATCGGCAGACATTATCTCATCGACCAAGTAGCAGCCAAAGTATGGAATGTTCTCCAATTGAATTGGTCCCTTCATGCGATTCTTGGACCACTTAGCCACCGATGTGAACATTGGATCGTGCTTCAGTCGATCCAAGATGCCATCGCGCATGATGAAACTGTAACTGTTCCTTGGCGTTGCAGCCGGAGGCAGTGGCGTCTGCAAAGTCATGGCGGCACCACATTCCACGGGGGATCGTATGGCGGCACCGTACTGTCAGTGGAGCCACCCGGAACTTGGGTGACCGTCAACCATGGTGACTCGAAAGAAAGATAACCAATCGAGAAACTATAATCGCGAACGCTCAGCGCGGGAAACGACCAGCTCAACAGCCCGACGGAATAGGCTGTCCCAACGATACGATCTAAAAACAATCTCTTCAAGACGAGCGTCACCTCGCCTCCGGCGTTGCCGTAACCAGTCACGTCCGACACGACGAACTCCCCGCCGGGAATCGACTGATCTTCTGGAATTGAAATCAAATCATCCTGCATCGGCAAGACCGGAAACTCGGTCTGCATGATGTCGAGCTCCGTGCGCGTGCTCGTGACCCACGACTCTTCGAGCGCCTCTATCTCGAGCTCATTGGTGTCAAATATGCCTCTCGCTGAGTACGAAGATGCTCCGGGTTGACTGGCCACTGGAGTAATCGTCACCTCCCGGCTAAAAATGTTCATGCACGGTTCATAGATCAAGGTTGGAAATGGGAGTCCCATCAGTGCAACCCCCTCCCCCAAAATCTTTTGAAGCGAAGATACAAAACATGATTGATGTAGTGAGCGATCAGGTTTTGCGTCGGGTGCCTCGCGACTTTCCTGCGATAGGGATGGCGCTTGGTCGCCTCCGATGGATGGCGCCTGCGCACGTGCCGCTCGGCGCGACTCCTGCCTTTGATCACAGAGGTCGGCACCAGCCAGAGAGCTCGATTGCGAAAGATCGCAGCCAAGCCGTCTATGTCGGTCGTGTCGATCTCGATCGCCATCAGAGCCAGTGCCTTATGTATTTCATCAACACAGCATCCACTGTCCTGGTCACAGCCACGGAGGCGGGAAAGCCTCCCGCGCCGCCGGTGCCCACGGCGCCAAATGCCCCGGTCGGATAATACATAACTCGCGCCTGCTTGTGGGCAATCATGCGAATGCCAGTCAACATTGCTCCGCGCAGCATGGCGTAGTAGGCGTCACGCAGAACTATGATCGCACAGTACTTCAATGCTGGAGCCACATCATCGGGATTTTTGTAGCCGCCGAAATAAACGCAGTCAATGTTGCCGCTCCACACATTAGGCCCAGTTGTTCCATTTGTTGTCCAAGAACCATTTGGGACCATATAGAGAAAACCTGTTTTTTGCTCCAACACCCAGTTCGTTGGCGGCGTGAGAAGATTGTTTCCACTGCCATCCGTCAAACTTTTAATGTCAGCGAGCACGACCGGCCAACGTGAAAAATAGAGTCGCCGCTCATTGTTGCTGATGTCATAAAAAGTCTCTTCCACTTCTTCGTAAACGAACACCCGGTTGGCCAATTCGGCTATCACGTCCGACGTTTGCTCAATGAGCATGGTCAACACGGCATCCTTGCTCAGGTCGGTGCTCGAGATGTTCAATGCCAGCTTGGCTTCGGTCAGAGAGATTAACGCCACCGATGAAGCTGGGGTCAATATATTCAAAATTTGTTGCATCACGTGCCCTTCGAATCACGATGATACTGGTCGAACAGTTCACGCAGTGACAGTGTCAGACCATCAGCAATCACGATGGCGTAATTTTTTCGATCAATCTTGATGTAGTCCAACAATTCCCGCAGTCCAATTCTCAGGCCCTCGCTGCCGTCATCCATCACGGCAACGACCGCGCAATCTGCGCCGTCAAATTTCAAATCGGCCAATTGCAATCCGTCCCGACCACGCGGACCACGCTCACCCGGCAGACCCTTTTCGCCCTTCTTTCCGGTTGGCCCGGATTGCCAACCCGCACCGGGACAAGGACCGGGATTGTCACGTCTGGCAACAAACCAACCATGATCCAACGTGACCACGTCAAGCTCGTGATAATCGGCCTCTGGATTCCAAGTACCGCGAACTACAAAGCTCCTGCCCGGTTTGCCGCCGGCCGCGACCAATTGCCAATCGCTCGATTTTTCATTCGGCATTTGTGCAGTGTCTCTCACCGCCTGCCAACTTGAGCCAACAAAAAGCACCACGTCGGCTTGATAATTGACCTTGCCACTCTCCCAGTGAGTCACTAGCGGCAACTTTCCTGGTTCGCCGCGCTCGCCGCGCTCGCCTTTTTCTCCAAGTTCGCCTTTCTCTCCGCGTCTGCCCGGCGAGCCGATTTCGCCTTTCTCTCCGCGCTCGCCTTTTTCTCCGCGCTCGCCTCTGGCTCCATCTTTACCGGATAGGCCCGCACTGCCAGTCTCGCCGCGCTCACCAATAACGCCCGCTTCACCATGTGTCCCCGTCTCACCTTTTTCTCCAGGATCACCTTTCTCTCCCCGTTCTCCATTCTTGCCTGTGAGACCGGTTTCACCTTTTTCTCCGCGCTCGCCAGGCTCTCCCTTTTCGCCGCGCTCGCCGGGCTCTCCCTTTTCTCCGCGCCCGCCGGGCTCTCCCTTTTCTCCGCGCTCGCCAGGCTCTCCCTTTTCTCCGCGCTCACCCAGCAGTCCATCTCGGCCATCTTTTCCAACCACTCCCGGGACACCTTGCTCGCCTTGTTCGCCGAGCTCTCCCTTTTCACCGCGCTCGCCATGCGCGCCGCGCTCTCCATTTTGGCCAGCGGCCCCAGGCTCGCCCTTCTCTCCACGTTCGCCTGGCGCGCCATCCCGCAGCAACGCCAGCCGCGCCACCACCTCATCACGCAGGGCCGCCTTCAACTCCACGATCTCGGCACGCAGCGCATTGATGATGGAATTTGACTCATGCGCAACGCCACGCAACTCTGATTTGGCGAGCTCTAGCTCGCGCTGCCAGTCACGTCTCAATTGGTCAATGACGAAGCCACCGGCCTCGGCGATCGCGTCAGGGAGAGATTCTACGCTCAAATTGCCGCGACCATTGAATAAGTTGTCTTGCGGGTCCTGAGACATGTGGGGGGCTCCTTGCGCCTGGGGAGGATGGCGCAGGTGGAGCGGATGGCGCTGGCTCTATTGTTGTTTTGCCCGGTTTTTGCGCCGGGATGCCCGCCGCTGCTGAGAGGGGGACAACCTGCTGTTGCACACGTGGTTCGTCACCGTATGGAACGTCGTCATAACCTTCTTTGTTGCGCGCTTCATTGGGCGAGTAGATGCCACCTTGAACGCCCTTCGTCAATCCATCCATGCGATCCTTGAAGGCAGACCGCAACAATGCCTCGGTGTTGAACTCGAGGTATTCATCAGGCTGTCCCTTCAAGCCAAATATGAGACCGAACGCCTCCTCAACGTGGTTCAAACAAAAGCCCAGACCGGAGGCGATCCACAATTGCATAAGAATTTCGGCCGACCTCAGCTGCACTCCCCTGCCCAGACCCAACATTTGTTTTGGGATCCGAAAGGCCAGGGCAATGTCTTCATCGGTCGCATTCAAAACTTCGGCAATCTGCGCATCGCGGCCGGTGATCGTCGGAATTGCCACGGGTTTGAGTCCACCATTGAGGATCACAGTGCCGCCAGTGCCAATGCCCTTGCTGTGCTCCTCCCAGCGTTGGCGCGCAGCCTCAACTTGATCTTTCTCGAGCAAGAGATCGGTCGACAACACGAAGCCAGGTTTCGCCTGATTGAGATAAAATTGCAATTGTTGCGCCTTGACCGCGTCATTTGTGGCGACATCTAGCATCGCCGCCGTCATCGGAGACACGCCGCGCAGCGGGTGATAATGCGGTGTTTGCAAGTGAAGATGCAACACATCGCGCGCCGGCGTCAACGGCAACAAACCACCCAAGCGCTGCTGAATGATTATGTTGCCACCGAGCGAATAAAAAATTTCACCGTCCGAGGAAATGCTTGGCCAACAATTCCTCGGATGCATGATGTGCATCTCTTCAATTTCAAATCGATTGTTGCGCAGGCACAGGGCGTAGGCGTTGCCCGTGAGATAGAGCGAGCGAACCATATTCATCAAAAAATCGCTCATGGTTTGATAATCATTCGGCCTGCGCAATATGCGAGAGAGCGCCGAAGTCGTCACTCGAGTGCGGCCTCCCTTGTCGTTGGAAACCCAGTGGTCGCCGGGGCACATAGCTACAGTTTGCGAGTAGGCACCGACGCACGCCTCAACGATGGCCGAGCGGGCGTCGGCCGGCCAAGTGTAGTAACCGGCCTGCCACCAATTGGTAAGTTGGCCAGCCTCGGCAGACAACCACGCATTGGTGACCGGCAGGAAATACGGCCCCGGCCGAAACTGGCCCTCCTGGGCCTTTGTCTGCACTCCAGCCCAGGAAGCCCACATATTGGAAAACCAGCTCATTCTTCCTTCTCTTTTTCCTTGGACGGCATCCGACGAGTTTGATACCCAGAAGGGGGCTTGGCCGCCTCCACTTGCTTCGTCGTCGTCACCGGTTCTCCCCCGCTGCCGTCGTCCTCTTTCAGCATGACGTGCTGCCCCATGGCGGCGAGGTCATTTTCTTCCTGAGTTGGAGTTGGTTTCACCATTTCATGCTCTCCTATTTTTTGAAAACTTGGCTGGCTCTCAACCGGGAAAATCAAGAGCCAGCCAGGGGCGGGGCGGGGTCTCACCTGCTCCGGTCCACCACTTCCCCTGCCGGGGGAAGCTCACCAAGTGACGTTCTGCGTCCACACCACGGTGCCGACGCGCCGCTGGACCCAATTGAGCGGCAATATGAGCCGCAGCGCGAGCGAGTCCGTCTGCCAGAGAGACTTCTGCGGAGACGCAACGACGCCGGGAGATCCAGTAACTAGATCCAGCGGCGCCGTATCCTCCATGTGCAAGGTGGCCTGATCCGAAATCTCGAACCGCGGGCCCTCGACCCCGACGCTGACGAAGTCGGCAGAGTCGATCAAGATCATGGTTTTAGGCGGAATGGTCGCCGAGTCGATGATCGGAATGGTGTTCAGCGTCCCGCGCGCTATCTCCTCGCGGAACGGGAAGATGCCAGTATTGGTCGCCTGCGTTAGCGATGCTCGCAGCACGTCGGTTTGATTCATCAACCACGCTGGCTTGCGAATGTTGCCGTAGGTGTTGGTCGACAACGCATTGATCAACGCCTCGAGGTCGCCGATCAACGCCGCCATGCCGCCGCCCGCCGTCGCAGTCAACGCCGCAACGCCGTTGAGCAGACCAGGAGGCCGCACCGCGGTCACTGGATTGGCGTCGATCAATACGGTGTCGAGCGCCACGCTGGTGTCCTCCTGCACCGACTCGCGCAGCACCCCCTCGATTGCTGGAATGCTGTGTTCGGCCATCTCTCGAGTCCACGTAGTGATGACCGCCATTTTCTTTGGCACGAGCGTCTGCGTAGTGAACGCACCCTGCCGCACTGGAATGGCCTGACCTTCACCAACGAAGCTCCCGGCGATGGTCGGCGTTCTGCTGCGCATTGGAATGATGATTCTACCGAAGTCACCAAACGACAGCGCCAGGCCCATGCCAGACAAGCGCTGGAAGATGGACTTTGGCATCAGCAGCATCAAGAGTTCGGCGTACTTCTGCTGGACGAGCTCGGCGGCCCATCCAGTCACCGTTGTCATCGCCGGCGCGGAGGGACTGCGCAAGACGAGATCCGTGAAGAGCCTCGTCGGCTCGTCGTCGGTGTAGATCGACTGCGTGACCTCGATGGGTGAGCGCCCACGCGTCTTGGCGTTGAGAAGAACCACGCCCGCGCGCACCAGATAGTCGAGCGGATCGAGCTCCTTCTTCCTGTTGACAATGACGTTCGGGCTTTGAATGTGGCTCTTGCCGTTGCCACCGCTACTGCCGCCGCCAGTGAGGGTCTGATCGAACACCGTCAGTTGGCGTCCAGCATTGCCGCCTTTCGCCGTCACGTTGGCGAGATTGCGCTCGGACTCCTGCAACGCCGAGAGGTGCTTGCGCTTCATCGTGATCTTGGCGTTGATGTCTTGACTGACATCGACGTCAGCGTCGCTGACGTTCGAATTGTCCATTTTGCCGAGGTGTGTCTCGAGCTCGTCGCACAGAGCGATGAGCTCCTTCTGTGCCTCAACGATTCTTTCGCTCAGTAACATGGCCGTAGCCTCATATTTTCGATGGATCGTGGCATGCTCGCCGGTTGCTGACCGCTGCACCCTCCTGTCGGCGTGCTCGCCGGAGCGTGATGCGGAAGAGGAAGTGCGACGGGTCTTTTTGTCGGCGTGCTCGCCAAAGACCATGCACTGCGTTTCCGAAGAAATGTGCAGAGATTTTGCAATGGCCAACGCATTTGGATTGGCCGGTATGGCGACGAGCGAGCACTCTACCAGCTCGCTGCGCACATAATAGACGCCATCTTCAAAGCTCTTGCCGCGCGGCTTGGTCTCGAGCGCCTTGAAGCCAACGCTGACGGCCTTGAGTATGTTGGCCTCGACCAATCTCCGAATCTCGTCGATGCGGTCAGACGTTCCCCACGGTGCAGGCGAAAGGTGACCGCGCAGTTGACCGTCGGCGACGCGGATGTTCTTCCAAAGCCCAATCGGAAACGAGGCATTGTGATTGAACAGGCAAATCGGATTGCGCTTGAAGTTTTCAAAAATCCAACCATCTGGCTCAATGACGTCGTTGAAGTGATCCGGCGTCGCGTCGGACATGACAAACTCGCCGTCGGCATTCTCGACGGCCTTCGCCGCCGTCTTGTGCACGAGATCGCGAGACTCGCTCTTGTCCTCGTCC